TTTCCCAGTAATCTATAACGCCGACCTCAATGCTATCACCGTGTGGGTCTATAGCTTCTTCTTCAGGTGTATTAAATACCGGCTGCCCGTACTCATCAATAAATCCTTCATAGTTCCACTCCATTGGTATAAAGAGCGAGTACAATCCCGATTTTGTTTGACCATTATTGTTTCGCTTGGTTACATCCGAATCTAAATACAGCTTCTTAAAGTTGTTACCACCTTTGTCCAAAGCATTCGAGGTACTACCCATTAAACACTTACCGATGATACGAGAACCAAGACGCAAACACGTTTTAGTTACACGCCAGTTGTTTAATATGTTATCAGGCTTTTCCCACTTACCGCTTTCGTCATGCACAAGCAGCTTAAGCTTTTCACCATCATAAGAATTGTCTCCTGTATTCTTCCAGTCAATCGTTGTATCAAGACCTTCCAGTTGTATTCTTTCTTCTTGCGACTGTATTGACTTACGTGTTAGCTTAGAAGCAGGAACCCTATATGCCAGTTCAGTCTTCGGTCGATCCATACCATCTTGTATAGGCTTAAAGAAAAACGGGTAGTTGAGGGAAATTGGTACAACTTTATCGGTAAACATTTTCTTTGCATCACTACCGGACTTTGATAAGATACCGAATCTGGCATCACTTGAGATAGTTGCTTGGTTGACAGTTTCACCTGATGCCATAAATGAGAATCCACTCCGTCTGTTTTTAAGGTAGCACATCCCGTAACATCTTGTATCAACCTTACAGGCTTCCCAGAATATAAAGAAGAGTCTATTGGCTTCTCTGTAGTCTGGATTACCAACATCGATCTTACTCCACTGCAAGTACATGTAGTGAGTGCCAGTGATATAAGTACGCTTGCCTTTATTATAAAACCAATAGCCGTTATCACGGCGGTTGAATTCTTCATCAATATAACTCTCCCACTTGTTCTTAAATTCATCTGGATATGTTTGCCAATCGAATATGCTCTTAATGTTTTTAAGCTCTTTAGGATACTCCTGAACAGCCCATTTGTTTAAACCTTTATTTAGGTTCTTAGGCTCTGGTGGTAAAGCTATAACAAGATTTTGTATTTCAATAATCTCGCCTATCTGACCTGTTTTGCTTAATACAATAAGGTCGTGTTCTTTATTGTAACCGTATTTCCATTTCTTACTTTTGTTGTAACGATGTACCGTTGTAAGTTTTATGGGCTCTACGGTTTTAACTAAACTTTGCTCGTACATTACTTAGAACGTCTTTCAGCAAATCCTTTAAAAGCTTCTTTCTTTTCTTCCGCTGGTTTGTTTTGTAGTATGCGTTCTTCTTCTTGTATGCGATTTAATATTTCAAATGCGTCGAATATCGCCAGCTTCTTAGTAGCAGCAGCGTTTTTTAATCGGTCTGCAGATACATCATCTTCTGTATTAGTAATGATTTTCTCTTGCGCGACTTTAATGAGTTCATCAACAGCTCTGTGACCAGCTAGGATTATACTCTTTTTCGTCTCCTTGATACTCATATTCGATTGTAATTTGATTGGTGGGTATACGATACAATCGTTCGCCCTCTATATTAAATTCGTATTCCATACCGGGTTTGAACCCTACAAGTGCACCTTCTTCAAGCTCTCCACTAGCATATTTTACAATACCTATTGCAGGCTGCTCGTTATGCATATCAAACGTCTCTTTTGCTGCTATAGGTTTAACGAAGCAGTAACCATCTAGCGCTTGCCACTCCGTGTTTCTTTTGTAAGCATAAATCTGATCCGGTTGCACAAAGAATGCGTCTTCTTTGTAATATGCCTTAGAGTTCTTTTCTTTACCTCTAATGTCGCGAAAGCGTCTAAATACGTTATGGTGAACGATTACTTCGTCACCAATTTTTATTTCTGAATCAATAGCTAAAGGTGTATTTGTTACAACACCTAACCTGCTAGTATAATGGTGGTTTTGTACTTCTGTGTTTAATAGTAACTCTTTGCCGCCTATATCTTTCTTCGATGTAGACCTACCGTGCTTTGGTGCAACGATAAAGTTAAATATGCTTTGCATCACCAATTAAGATCGTATTCTACAGATACTGCCATGTTCTTATTAAAGTCTTTCCACGGCATTACATTATCAGCTTTCTGAATATAGATAGAGTACTTTGCTTCCTCTTCTATGATATTAACTATAGTATGACCACCATACACTTCCTGTCCAACAGAATAGTGCATGGCGTCATTCTTATAGTCTTTTCCTACACTAATCTTCCTTATTATCTGCATCTTCAGAAATAGTTCCGTCAACTAAGCTAACGCTTACTTTGCCGTAAGATTTTTCTAAATCAGCTTGGAATTCATTTAGCATCTCTTTAATTTGGGCTACTTGGTTTAGTAGTTCCATTTTTTGTGCTTCTAATCCACCAATGTTTAATTGAGCTTGGTTCATTCCTTGCACAAAGCCTTGAAGCTTCTCAAGTTCTTCAGCTGTGATCTTTTCTACTTTTGCGTCTTCCACTTTTTTCATTTTTTTTGGTTTAATATAATTGAATTATTGTTATGGTTATTATTACGTGTTATTTGCTCGTTACAAGTCGGTTATGCAGCAATAGGCCCCAAACTATTTGAGGTTACGTTTATTGCTCCATAAGAATTAGTAGCAGTGACAATACAGACTATTGTTTTGCCCACGTCGTCCGACGCTAATGTATAAGTACTTGCGGTTGCACCCGATATTGCTGCAGAATTTCTTAGCCACTGGTAAGTGTGCGTAATTGTAGCTCCCGAAGAATAAGTACCATTAGTTGATGATAAGTTATTACCGACACTTGTTGTGCCGCTAATTACAGGGGACGTTAATGTAAACGGTGCGCCTAGGTTAGAAGCGCTGTTCCAGTCTACGTATGTACCTAAACCTATGCTCATGCTACTTAACCGCTACGATATCCGCTGCTGTTGTTGCTGCTCTAACGTAGTCTACAATAGCTGGTAAAAACGATCCCGCAGGTACGTTCTTAAAAATAATTACTTTGCTGCCTGTATTTTCCACGTTTTTCATGATTACGTGCACATCGCCGCCTGTACCTACGTAAAGTGCTACGCCATCTAAAAACGTTGTATCACTTTTAGTTACAGTAGTTGCTATAGTAGCAAAATCTGGTTGTTGATTGTATTGTCCCATTATATATATTTATTTCTTATTAGCAGTTCCATCTACGGCGTGCTGCGCAGATGCGTTTGTCCGGTGTTTTCGAACAGTTAATGTTGTGCATTTGCATTTGCCCTTTTGAGCGGGCGCAATACGATGTACGGCGCTTACCGCCTTTAGGCTGTGGAGCCTTAAGGTTACCACCTGTCTCTCTATTGTAAGCCTTACGGCCTGCTGCTGTCATTCCAGCGCCTTCTTTAGCGCTTAAAAAGTGGCGTCCTTTACCTTTTGTTGTTTTCTTCAGCTTATTAAAAGGTGAAGATTCTTGTACGTATGCCATAATGTAGTGAAAATGGGGACGGGCAATAAAATAAGGTAGCGATTCCTTTTCCTACACGCCCGATGTAAACCCCGTTATTTTTTAGTTTTCTGATATGCTTCTGCTTCCCACGGTAATCCGTGAGCACCTTCGAGCATTGTTTGCCTTGTATATACTCTGGCTGGTGAACGAGTGTCCTTCTTCCACGTTACTGTGTCCGCAGTGTAACCAAGTTTACCCTGAGCCATTTGGTCAATGTGTACTTTTTCGTGTTCAACAGCGTCGTTAATTTTGTCTTGTGACAAACCCTTTTGAACAAATATGGTTCCGTCACGATTAGCTTCAGCCTGTATGCCGTCACCTAACTGCTTTTCAAACACTGGTGTTCCGTGCTCTGACGCTTCTTTATTGATGCCAAACAGCATCCCTTTGTTCTTAAGTTTAAACATTACTTTCCGCAACCGCAGCCGCAGCCGCCTTTCATTTTCATTGGTGAAGCTTCAAAGTTACCAGGTGTTTTACCACCAGCATCAATAGTTACTTCTTGTGTCGCAGGCATTGAGCTGTAATTACATTTAGCTCTTTGCGTAATAGGTTTAGAGTACATCATCGTTCTTTATCTTTTATCATATCATCTATAGCCTTGTTATAGACTTTATCTGTATACGATTTGTTTTTATAAAACTTACTTGAAGGTCCTATAGGCATATCCTCGTAGCCTAACATTATATTGTACATGCGTGTTATCAATCTCCGCGTCTTTTGTGACACTTTAAAAACACTGTATTTAATCGTTGTTTTATTCCTATGGCGCCATACTTCGATCCAATCGTTCTGACGTAACCGTTCCCACCGTCTTTTATCCCACGCGTAGGTGTATGTACCGTTAATAAAATCATTACGCGTAAACCTGTCTTTGCAATCTAAATAGATAAGCAGTTCAAGATCCGCATCTGTTATGCCGTAAGTCTTACAAGCCCATTTCCTAACGAGCCTGTAATACTTAAACAAATTCATATCGCGCAAGTCACTCGGTTCTATTTTCATTCTACAATGACAACATCCCCGAGGTTAATAACGTGGAACAAATCTTCGTTCCATTCAATACCGTGGCCAGCGTGCTTATCGTACCTAATAATATTACCAGGTGCTAGCATCGTAACTTTGTCACCAACGCTAACGATTTCAGCTTTTAAATAGCGCACGTCTTTGTTCTGGTCTTCCGTAAGTTCGAGGCCACCAACTTTCACCGGCGCCTCTTTAATCTTACGTATTACTATATAGTGGTTAATTGCTTGCATCGATACGCATATTAGAGATTATACAATCTGCAGACGTAATCGTGGTGGCAACACTTACCGCATTCTTTAAAGCCGTCTTAGTAACTAATACTGGGTCAATAATACCCTTCTTAATCATATTAACGCGTTCACCAGTAGAAGCATCAATACCGTCGTGCTTGGTTGTTAAGCTACCAGAAAATTTAATGCCAGCGTTGTCCAATATAACATTAAACGGTGCGCGTATAGCACTTAACAGAATGTCGTAGCCTAAGCCTTTGCTTTTGATAGCTTGAGAGGCCTGTAGAAGTGCAGTACCGCCACCGGGCACAATACCTTCTTTCAAAGCTGCTTGCACAGCATAGATAGCATCTTCAACTCTATCTTTCTTTTCTTTTAGTTCGACTTGCGAGTCAGCCCCAACATATACGATCCCGACACTGCCGGATAGCATGGATAACCGCTGTTCGAGCTTACCTTTAAAGAAACCGTTAGTTTCTTCACTAATCTTCTTACGTACATCTTTAATGCGATCTTCTAGCACTTCTTTGTCCACATCAACCTGCAGGACTGTGCTTTTATTGTTTGTTACAGACTTAACTGCTGAGCCTAGTACTGACGGGTCGATTAAATCTAAATCGTCACCAAGCTGCTCATTTATAATCGTTGCGCCCGTAAGTAAAGCTAAGTCTTCAATAGTATCTTGCTTTGTGGGGCCAAAGCCTGGCACGTCAACGATGTTAATCTTAATGTTACCTTTCACTTTGTTTGCTAGTAGCGTTTGGTACGGTTGTTGATCCATACCCGCGATAACTAAAAGTGCTCGGTTGTTTTTAATCGCAAACTCTAGTATAGATTGAATGCGACGAATGTTTGGTATTTCCGATGCTACGATAAGTACCAAAGGGTTGTCAAGTTCAGCAATGCCTTTATCCTTATTCGTAACAAGGTGTGGTGACTTAAGGCCAGAATCAAATTGCGTGCCCTCAACAAAATCAACATAAGTTTCATTTGTATCGGACTCTTCCATCAAAACGACGCCATCCGCTCCAACTTTGCCGAAAGCTTCTCCAATTTTGTCTCCAAGCGCTTTATCGTTGTTACAGCTAATGTAAGCAACTTGCTGTAGCATTTGATCTGCAACCGGAATACTGGCATCATTAAGATAAACCATAACTTCTT